TTTTTCAGCCTTCGTTGGACTTAGGTTGTCATAGTCAATAGCAAAGCCGAAACGACTTTCCATAACTTTGTTAAATCGCTTTGTAGGCTTTGGTGCTAGTTCTTTTAAGTTCATAATATTTGGTCCCAAACTTTAGTATATTTAGTTTGGTTTAGAGTTTTTTCTAGTTCTTTTCTAGCACTGTTGTATCGTGCTCGGCTTTCTAAATACCTGCTTTGATAAAGTTGTGTATCAAAAGTAACCTTTTTATTCTTAAGTTGTTGGGCTAACTTTTTACTGTAAAATTCTACTTCATCGCGATATTTGGCAACATCCTGATCCGATCTGACTAATGGATCTGCTAACTTGTAATTTTTGCGTTGAGTAAAGTACGCATAGAATACTGCGGCTTTTCTGCTGTAAAATACAAGGTCAATTCTGTCTCTGTCTGTTAAATGCCATCTATGGTCACCTAGTACAGTTAAATCAAACTTGCCTACTGCCCATGAACGTTTAGTCATAGGTACGTGTATGACAAAATCTTCTTTGTATCTTAGTTGATTGAACTCACGTTCGGTCCAGCGATGTGCTCTAGCAAACGCAACGTCTACCAGCAGTTTACCTGCCAGTTCTTTTTCTGTAGATGATTTGGCCGTCTTCATTCTTTTTACGTATTAATAAATCTTTGTTTACTAGTTGATTAGCCGTTTCAATTTGTCGCTCTGTGAGTTCATGACGTTTAATCATGGGTGTGTCTTCATCAAACTGAATCAGCAGGTCTGCTTCTTCGTTTGTGATAGCGACTGACAGTGTTTTGGTGACTTCGACGATCTTCACGTTATTTGGTTGCCAAGTGTAACAGTAATCCCAGTATAGTAGTTAGCAGTATTCCGGCTACTCCACTTAACATTGTGATTGTCTGTTTATTAATGCCACCTGTTTTTTGAGTGATATTTTCACGAATCGCAACCACGTGCTCTTCGACTTTGGTCAGCCTATTGTCCAAATTTGTAAGTTTATGGTCCAAAGCTTCATACCTTTCAGCACATAGTTCTACGTGCGCCTCCAGGTTCTTTTTCTCTATCTCTGTAGATGACATTATAATATTCTCGTACGGTTATACGATGCTTTTTTAGTAAGCCAGTGTGAGCCATAAAGAGTGCCTAGTGGTGCCGTAGCATCAACTAATATTTATCTGTGCTCGTTATATCTAAAGTGTATGTTTTTTAATGTGCCATAACTAAAAAATATAGGCAACATAAAACGTGCAGTCTCTTCTAAGCCTAAGATAACAGGAACTTCATTGAAATCTTCTCTAAGTTCTTTCACTGAATAAATGTCGTTCATGTCCATTTCACAGAAACGCACTGCCCATACGTTGTGTTGTCCTCGATAGTCTTCACCAAAATTTAATCCGTCAAGGTCTTCTAACTGAAACACTTCGGGACCTGCTATAACATTTACCTGTGTACGCAGCCCTAATACCTGTAACACTGACTGCCAGTTACGCATTTGATCACGTTCCGGGCTTTCGCCCTTGATTACGCCAGTGTTGGTAATGTCTACCAAGGTTGTCATTAAGATATCACGCATTGTGAAATATTTATAGCCAACAAAAAAGGCAGCATAATTGCTGCCCCTTTTGCTAATTCTCGCAAGAATTAACTTGTTGCTAGTTTAAAGCCTGTGTTGGTTAGACCAGCAATAGATGTGTTGGCGTAGCCACCATCGCTTAGAGCTGTGTTGGCATTTGCCTGTGTCCAACTTGTGGTGTCTGCTGCCTGTGTCATAACACTTAGAACGTTACCATCAACTTGGTAGCCTAGTACTGTAGAAGTTGTACCCAACCACTTCAATAGGATCTCTACTGCTTCATTTGTACCCATTTGTGCAGTGATAGCTGCGTTTGCTTCAAGTGCTCTGAATTCAATTGGGCTTGGGCCAACACCAACCATGATTGGTGTACCGGCTGTTTCTGCGCTTAGAGAAACTGCACCAACAGATACTACTGTTTGGGCGTTACCATTTGTACGTGTAAATACTGCCATTTTCTTATTCCTTTAAAAAGTCTGCGCCGAAACGCATACAATTATTTATGCCTTTGGAAAAAAATGGTTGGCTTACCAGTTATATTCTTCTATTTGCCCGTTAACACCATGATAGAAAAAATCAGGAAAATATGGGCTGAGAGTTTCTATATCGCCCCTGTCATGTTTTAACTCAGGAACTACGATAGATTTTTTATTTAAAATCACACTAACATCATAATCTATAGTTTTTATTTTTGCTTGTCTACAATCAAACCCTGCCAGTACAAGGTTGTAAATCAATAGTCCAGCATTCCATAACGTAACATGGCCACCCACTATTTCGTGCTTCAAAGGTGGGACTGTAATTGCTAAAATGCCGTTTTCTCTAAGTTCACTATGGATTTTACGTAAAAATTGCTGAACATTATGCTGATGCTCCAATACATGACAGCACCAAACACAGTCAAAAGAATCTTCGATAGTATATTCAATGTAGTTGGCTTGTATAGCCTTACTATATCTGCCAGATAAATCAATACTGGTAACATGCTTACCAAGTTTGCTGAATAGTTCACTGTGCGTACCTAGGCCGCACCCTATATCTAAAACGGTTATAAAAGTTTCTTGACAAACCCGGTCAAAGGCCGATTGGCCAAGCATTTAGGTTTTGCTCCAGGCCTTAGTAGCCAAGAAGTTTTCCCGGCTAAACTCTATTCTGTCTACTAGTTTAACTGCACCACCATCATGTCCTATTGCAACAAATCCTTCTGGTGCAGTAACTTTGTATCCTGTGTCAGTTTTTAAGAAAGTGCCAATGCTTTCTATGGTCTGTAGTTTGCGTAAAATCATCATTTTTGCCTCAATAATACGCTTATAGACTGCCAATATGCCCAGCAGTGTGTTGGTGTTATCTTCCACAAACTGCTCGTTTTGCTGGATCTTTTCAATGCGTGCCTGTGCTGCTCGGCTTTCAGGTCCACCTTTTAGTTTTTCGATTTGGTCTTGCATCTTGCCACGATAAAATTCCAAGAAGTTATTTAAAAACTGAATAGGCTCTCCAACCTGTTCTCCACCTTTAACCATGTTGTTGATAAAAGGCTTAATGTACTTACTAAACTCTGGATTACCTAAAATAATGTCGAATTTATTTTTTTGCACTTTTTGTAGTGTGGTAGCGCCAGCACGTAGCACTGATGCAATCTGTCTATTTTCTTGTGGAGTTAAACTGGCAACACCAGTTAGGTCTTTGTATGTGGCATCATCAAACCATACGTCCCGGCTGCGGTTAAGTCCGGATACTTCGGCACCAAAACTGGCAGTCATTTCTGGCAGGCTACTGCCATCGTAGGCAGTGTGGAAAATAATTCCTATCTTGGCAGCGGCAATACGCTTGCCCAATTCACTGTTAACAGGTACTGCATAACTGATAGTGTTAGGTGTAAACACATAAACATCTTCACCGTCGATCTGTGTTTGTTCGATGTCACCGGGTGTAAACATTAAGTCGCCTTGTAGCACGCCGCCAATACCCAACTTGCTGAGATACTTTAGTGCAAGGCCGAGTTTTTCTGACAGTTCAGGTCTATCACCATAAAACTTTTTAATGTCTCCTGGTGTTTTGCAGACCTTGGGCTCTGTTTTTGTAAACACAGACTTAGTGCCCACAAAAAAACGACCATCTACAGGATCTGTTCCACAGATAATTGCTGGAGCACCATCCCATTTGACTGTAATACGAGCACTGGCAGGGCCAGCACCTTCTGCTAACATTTGGCGTAAACTTTCAAGATAGTTTAAAGCACGTTGTGCGCCCAAGTATCCTTCGTTGAATACTAAATCCTCGATGTGCTCGAGGTGTAAATTTTTACCTTCTGCAGCTTCGCACAGTAGCCAACGAGGAGCAGTGTTGCGGATTTCAAATAGTTTCATTTTAAGACTGACTCCTCCTGCGACCTTTTGGTTTTGCTAATCTTGTAAAATTTAGTTTGTTGTCCATTACTTGTTTTTCTAGAGCATTAAATGTAGAAACATCATTGACTTGTTGACTTGTTTGGTAATCTGTTGGCCAATTTGTACCATAGTATTGATACCATCTTTGCATTACTGGATGATACCAAAATATTGCAGTACCTTCTGCTGTGGGCAATGATGTATGAGTAATTGTATTAGGTCTAGTGGGAGGAACTAATAAACTGCTGATAAATCCTTGATCTTGCTTAGTGTCATCTGCAGACTGCCGACCAGCAGGTGTTGTTTGATTTACCTGTTTTAAAAACTGTTCTGCGGCACTTCTTGTCATCCTGTCAGGTAGGCTTTTTATACTGTCTTTGATCTGATTCATTACTGCCAGTCTATTTTGTCCTGTTTCACCGCTGGCAAAATAAGCTGCTGAAACCTGTGCTAAGATATTTTTTGCTCGATTGGGTTCTTTCGCAGGATCCACTTTAGCATCCTTTAGTGCTTTATCGTAAACGCTTAGGGCATAGTCTACTACTTTTGGAGCAGCACGATCTTGTGCTTGTTTATATTTCTGCTGTTCTTTTTCCTGGTAAGCCAGGCTTGTAGGATCGAGGTATCGTTGACCTGTTTTTGCAATTGCTGTGGATACAGAGATTGGGGATTTGACTAAGGCTTTACCAACTTGTGCACCAGCACGGCCGACACCAACAAGTCCTCGCCCTGCCGCTCTTGCTGCTTGTTGTGCCCCTCTTCCAACTGTGCTTGCTGCCCTACGTAATGCTCCTGGTTTAGGCTGCGTTCCAGTAAGGCCGGCCTGTGCCGCCGTAGTGTAAGGCGTTCCTGCAGGTGCTCTGCCACTTCTATAAACAACAGGATCTTGTTCTACAATAACTTCTTTAATTTTCATTTTTGATACGCTTTACGCCGCGGCTGAATTTCGAACTGTCTTGTGCTCTGATACTGTTCAGCAATCTACGCTCTAGTTCTTCGGACTGAGCCGTGTCATAGTTTTCACGAATAAAATTTATGAGGTTAATAGCGCCCTGAATCACATGATTTGCACGTGATTCTACTAGATTTTCACGATCTTTAGGTGACCTAAACGTGTCTAATTCTTCTAATATGCTACGAGTACGGCGTTGCACTAATTCACTCCGGATTAGTTATATTTATAATTTTTATAGAGTATTTAGATACTGTTCAAGTTTGTGCATTTCCGCATAATAATCTAATGACTCTGATCCTATTTGTAATTTAATAATATTCTGTTTTAAAATTTCAGGACTTCTAATCAATTGTAAATTATAATTTAACCTATCTAGCATCTGCTTCCTGTATTTGTTTTGCAAATCTACGTCATTTAAAAAATCCATGTTTCTCAAAAAAGCTTCAACAATACGCCGGGCTGGATGTTCTAAATACTGGTAACTATGATCTATAATATCCTCAAATATATCAAAACCCATATTCTTGAATGTTTCTGCAGATTTATACATTCCTGGCCATATTAAAAAATGCCCACTATAGATTGACATTATTGTTTTTTCTGTAAACATATTTCCAAGTTCGTAAAACGCTGGTTCAGATATAATAGACGTACAAGTATTATCGAATAATTTATTTTTTATATTTGCATAAACTTCACTGTAGTTTTTGTAGAAATTTATTCCTAAATCATATAAACTTTCACTATTTTCTGTTCTTATCCAATTTTGTTTTAAACATTGGTTTATAAAATTATATTCTGTATCAACCAGTAATTCATCAACTATTATATTTTGTATAGAATTCTCAATAAAAGTATAATCGATTGTGTTTATATCAAATAGATTTTGACATACCGCCGATATTAACATGCGTTGTGGTCTAGGTTTGTTTGACATAAAACTAAACTTTCTATTTGCGGGTTTTATAGTTATTTTAACAAAAGTGCTAAATTTATTTAGAAATTGTACCGCAGTATTTAGAAAATAAAATCTAGAAATGTCAGGTAAAACATGTTCAAAGCATTCTAAATTATGGTACCCTTCTACAAAAAAAACTTTATCTTTATAATCAACTCCAATAGATTCAAGTAAGTCAGCATAAGAATTTTTAAAATATCCAAGTTTATGGTCGATGGAAATTTTAAAATCAAAACTTGGAGGCATATGATCGTCTAAATAAATGTATTTGGATTTTGCAAGCAGTTCTTTGTCACACCCTACCCATTTATTATAATATTCTCCGCAATGAGGCGTAATTTTAGGTAACTGTTTACTAATCATTCTACTTTTTTAAGTCCTGCTAACATCTGTTTGAGTTTTGTGCTTTGTGCTTCTCCTGCTACCTGTGGTTGTTGCTCCCACACAGGTGTACCTGTAGCACGTTGAGGCTTTGCATCCATATCTTCTTCTACTGTGCTCTTAGCTTTGATCTGAGCCATGATGCTGCCAGTCTGTGGCTTCAAACTGCCAGGTGTGCCCTGTGCTTCCTCGCCTGGATCCGTAATACGCAAACACTCTAGGTCAAAGTCTAAGTCTACTTTCTGTCCTACACCGCTTGAACTACGAGTTTTCATTAACTGTATTTGATATCTGCCACGCTCACGCATTGCACGACTTGTAAAGATACCAAACACGTTGTCAGCAGTGTTAATCTTACTAATACCACCCGAAATATGACTGTGGTCAAATTCAATTTCTTCTACCGCACTACGATTCAACTGCGACGCAGTTACCATTAAGATGTTAAACTCCTTGGCCAAGTTACGTAGTTCTTCCGACACATACTTGTCTTTAACAAACAAGTCATTGGGCGACACTTTGGCACTAACCGGCATAACCAAGTCCAAATAGTCTACCATAATAAAATCTGTTTTCTGTCCTGTCTGCACTTCTAGTTCTTTTAAGTAAGCACGTATTTGATTAACGTTGCTCTGTGCGGGCATGTATTTGATACGCATTTTTCCAGACTTTTTGCCTACCATCTTAAGTTTAATTTCGATAGTGTCTAAGTCTTTGAAAATCTCCTTAGTGCTGACATTGGCTACCATACTATCCATACGCATAGCACAGAGTTCTTCACTAAGTTCTAGCGTTAAAAACACACCGTTAAGTCCCTGTGTGATCCAGTTAATAGCAATGTTCTGCATGAACAAGGATTTACCACTGCCCGAACCACCTGCAAAAATATTGAGCTCGCCTCGATTCATGCCACCAAACAAGCGTTTGTCCATTGTGGGCCAACCAGTGCTGACCTGTCCGTTGTTAGATTTAATCTTCATTAACCTGGCTCTGGGATCTTCAAAATAGTCTGTGCCCATGTCCTTGGTCAAACTGATCTGTACTGCGTCTTTGATGATTTTTTCTACTGGATCATAGTCGCCCTTTTCCAGCATGTCTGCACATTTAAGAATTGCTCGCTCCAGTTCCTGTTTGCGAGTAAATCCTTCAAACTCTGTCATAAACCAATCATAGTGATTGTCTTGCAAGTCTGGTACTGGTCGTAACTGTACCTGCGTTACTGCTTCAACCTGCTCTGCAGTGGGCATGGCATTATGGTCTTTGACATGTTCACTGATAAACTTGGCAGCACTGCGTAGTGTTCTGTCAAAGTTTTCAAAATTATAAATGTTCTGCACCCTCAAATAACTTTCAGGGTTTTGCAGGACCATTTCTAAAAATAGTTTCTGTAGTTCTGTTGTATACTCTTTGCTCATATTTTAGGACAATTATACGTACAATAATCTGGTTTGTCAATTACAATGTTTTGAAAAAAATCTTGTTCTTGTTTTATTATTTGAGATAGTGTAGTTTTACTTATATTATAAGTTCCGCGTTGCTGATACCATTTTGTTTTATAATAAAATCTCCAATCACCCACATAACAACAGGGCAAATAATAACCATCTGCAGAAATATAGTGTTCATTGCCGCTATGGCATTTTGGGTCAATATCCAATAAATCGGCTTTTTTGTCTTTCCAATGTACTATAGATTGATACTTGTCATTTACATAGTTGTCTTTGGGTTTTAGCCAATCGTTATCAAAAAATCTATCGCTGGGTGTTAACCAAAATTCAGTTATGCCGTAGCTAGCAGCAAGTTTTTTTGCATCTGCTATTGTGTGCTCATTGAAACTAAACGGTATATATTTCCAAATCGAATGTATATTACTTTGGCCTACTTCCGACAGAGCAAGGCTGATAGACGACCAGTCTCCATTCTTCCTATACTTTGTAAAATTTTCCGGTATTCCGTCAATGGAAAATATAACAATGTCTTCTTCATTTAACAATGCAGTCACAGTCTGCCAAAATTCTCTATCTTGATAACTAGCATTTGTTTCTATTTTAACTCGACCTTTGTTTTCTTTTATCCATTTAATAGTATCTATAAAATGAGGATAGTATATGGGATCACCATAATTCCCACATAGTATAACTGTGATTCCTACTAAATCAATGTCAATGAAGTTTTGAAGATTAGACAAGTTGATGTCGACGTTTTTCCATTTTTCTATGCCCATTGAATTAATAAACGTTGTCCTGGAACAGCGTTCGCATTTCAAATAACACTTGTTAGTTAACTCAACATGAATGGATTTTATTTGCACAATAATTTTATCTTAAGGCTATTTGACTGTCGATTATTTAATATGTCTTTTAACACATACAGTTTTCCAAACTTAGTAACTGCTTCACTGATGTCTTTGGCCTGTTCTCTCCACAAAGGAAAACTTACTGCCCATCCATACTCTACAGCTTTGGTTATTAATTTGCTGCCTGCAGAGTCCCAGTCTGGAACGACTATAATGTCTCTACCCAAACTTTCAATCAGTTCTGCCTGTGACTCTGTGATGTCTGCACCCAGCACTGCAGCACCGTCTATGGCCAGTGCATCAAACACACCTTCACAGACTATGACAAACTTGTTGTCGTAGTGTTGCTGGTCTAAGTTAAACACAAAGTTGCTGGGATGGTCACTGTGGTACTTGGGTCGTATACCACTGTTCAGTGCTCTAGCAGTCCAACCCACAATTTTTCGCTTGTAGTAAAACGGCACAATGACTCTATGGCTCAATTTGTGTTCTACTTCCGGAGTCCAGTAAAACTCATAGCGTTGCATGTCTATGTTTCTACTGTGTACATAGGCCACACTGTCTTTGTAGGCTGTGGGTACGTCACGCCACTCATTGAGTTCATAAAAGTCTGCTAGGGCCATAAAACTTTTGGCTTCACTGGGCAACTGTCTGACGTCAAAGTCTATGTCTATAGGTTCGGGTTCTTGACTTTCTGGCTGCACCAAGTCTTTGACTCTCAGTGCTTCTATGACCAAACGGTTTATTTCTGCATCATCAGCACCCAACCATTTGAGCCAACGTCTGAATTTGAATCCCAAAGGCGCTCCTGGCTTATAGCCAGTTTTGAATTGGCAGTTAAAACAGTGATAGCTAACCGCACCATCAGGCTGTGTCATTACACCACCACGTTGACGTGTGTCTGCTGATTCACCTCTGTGACTGCAACAGACCGCATTGAAACTCAGCCAACCACTTTGGCTACGGCGTCGTTTCTGAGGCAGTAAACTAAGGACAGAGTCCTGTACAGTATTAAACATTAATTGTGATTATACAGCAAAAACCGTGAATAGTCAATTAGTCTGCTATCCAAACTATGGCACCAGCAACTTGACTAATTGACTGTCCAGATCGCACTGCCACTGACACAGTGTCTCCAGCAGCCACAGTGACTCTATATGGTTCTAAGTCGTATTGCTGATATCCATTAATGCCAGCAACAAAACTGGCTATTGGTGTGTTGTTGGTGGTAGTAAATGTGCCTGTTGTGGTACTGACTGTGGGAATGGCTTCCGGCAGTTCTATGTAAGTCTGTGTGCCTGTGGCCAAATTGGCATTTAGAAAAAACAATATTTCTATAGGGTCGTTGCCTTGGTGTGCAACCGAAACATCCTGTATAATGATTTCTCTGGTGTTAATGATATTATTATCTGTAATTGGATTACGTATAGCAAACAATTGATGAATAGTTCCACTGGATAAACTGCTTTTTGCATTACTAAAACTCCTAGAATAGTCGTTTTTAGTAGTGAAACCCTCGTTGAAACAGCCCATTGAAGCTCCGCGCACCCAAGACGCTTCTGAGCCGCCAATGTTGTAGGCCACATAGCCTATTTTATAATTGGGATTATGACTCCAGGGTAAAGTGTTTTCATTGCTCCAAGTGATTTCATGAAATGGCATTATGCCGCCGGTCAGACTGTTTTCAATGCTGAATCTTATTCTGCCTGCGCCAAGCCATCTAAAATCAATTTGGAACACATTGAGTTTTGTTGTATCAATGGTCATACCACTGGGCCCGGTACCGTCCAAACTATCTAGGTTAAAATCACTTTGATAAATCCAGTCTTCTGTGCCCACAACTCCGGCTTCTAGTCGACTGAACGTGCCTGTGCTTGTGCCAGTGGAAGAATAACTGTAAGTGCCAGCCAAAGGACCGGTACCCGCACTTAAAAACACTACCTTAGCACTTTTGGATTCTACGATCCAACCAGTGGCCACATCGTTTAATTCTCTAGCAATGCGTGCTGCTGTCTGAATTGCGGTTTCACCATTTACCAATGTGACGTTATAGGCCACACTGTTTACTGTCACAGTGGCTGTACCACCCGAGCTTGCTGTTGCAATACTGAGTTCTCTGATTTCTGCTCTTGCACCATAGAAGTGTAACACACCAAACTGTCCATCGTTGACACCGACCTGCAGTGCGCTTTCTTGATTAAACAGCCCTGATCTAAGACTGGTGCCTGCTGTGCCGCTGAACATGGCAGTAAAACGTGCCATGTTGGCCTGTCCTGATCTGTATCTTAGAAAACGCCGTGAACGTAGCACACCATAACTGTAGAGTGTGGCACTTGAAGTACATTCAAACATCAAGTCACTGTTAGACACCGCAGTTCCGCCGCTTGCGGTATAGGTTTGAAATCTATCTGCGTCTAAACCGTATAGTGCATCCAATTGCAAAATTGGTTGTAGTGCTACAGTTAAATTCTCTCCCCACGCACTGAGTGCATTTAAACTGCCTACTCCGGTGCGGATAACAGGCTGACCAGCAGCATTGTACTCCATACTTTGATGCAGGTCATTTAGTTGGTAGTTGGGAAAAGGGTGTACGTAGGGTGTGGTGTTTGCACTAGTTGCCATTGATAATTACTCCCATGGTCGGCCTTCAATCAAACCTGATGGGTGACTATTTGGAGTGCTGGTATTGCCAATATATTTGCTGGGCAAAATATCCAGGTTAGCTGTGTTTAGAGTATGGTAAGCAGGTATGTCAGTGTTGCCGCTGGGACCACCTTGACGTTTAAGTTCTTGTATATAAATTCTACGTTCTTGGCGAACCTGTAAGTTGCCAGTCTGTATAGTATGAAAAAAGAAAACACTGTTAGCAGTATAGTTAACGTCTGCAAGAGTACTTGAACCTAATTTGCCACTGTCCACAGCATTGTTAGACAACAATATCAAGTTACCATAATAGGAACTGCTCAGTGTTTCGTCCGATATTGCAGCTGTACGTACTTCTGCTAAAGTATTAGCAGTGTCTAAATTTAATGTTCCGTATAGACCTGTAAGACCTTTATAAACTACTGTAATCGCTGCCATTAGTCACAGGCTCCATATCCAGGATACTGACTGACACTGTCTGACCGTATATCTGAGGGATTTTTACTGCGGTGCATGTCTGTGCCTGCAGGGAAACTGGCACTGACTGGAAATACTTCTTCAGCAGGAGTGGTGCTGGCCTGCGTAATGCCTGCCAGTTTCGCTAGTTGATCAATTTCTTGATCTTGTTGATCTACATCAACAGCTTGCACTACAGGTTGCTCCTGTTCAGCGTCTGGTTGTGCTAAATCAATTATGTCAGCAACTGCTCTAAGTATTTCTGCTACTTTCATTTTTTACCTTTACAATATTTACCAAGTGCTGAGGTTGGCTCGCTTCCAAGTATCTGTGGCTACACAGACGTAGATAAAATCTGAATCCCAGGCAATCGTGCCTGCTACCCCAGTGCTGTTATTTGCTGCAGGTGCACTATTGGCTGCAACCACAAAAGCACCTTTGTTGACTGTAAAGCCTGTTTTGCTTACTGTGGTAACAATGTTTGCCACGGTTCCTTGGCCTGCCCAAGTTCTAGTAGAACCTGTGGTGCTTCCTAAATTCAAGTTGGCGGTACCATCAACTGGTCCTAAATAACTTGCTCCTGCAACGTACAAGTAACCATCGTTGGGAC